TCCTTACCCCACCCCCAACCCCGCAAACGCCGTTTCCTTCGCGTTTGGCGAGTTTCGACCCATTGCCGCCCTCCGGCACTGGTCCGACCGGAATACAGGCCTCAAATCGCCCGCAATGGCTCATCCTCGGGCCTCCGTGAGCGGCAGATAAGCGTTTAATCCCTCGACCCTTCGGTCATCGTTGCACGTCCGCGAGGTCTCGGTCCGCTCCACGCGCCAGTCCAGCGCCGCCGTTCCCTGCCGGTCGCAGACTTTCCACCAGACGGTGCGCCGCTCGGGTATCAGATATACCAGCAACAGCCCGACGCACCGAAGCCCACGGGCGAGCGCCATCAGCCGCTCGAGCTTCGATTGGCTCACGAGGTAGGAGCCATACGCCTCGAGCTGTCCGTGCGTCAGGTTGCGCGACTTGACCTCGGCGACAGCCACCGCGTTCGAGCGGTATAGTATCGCGTCCACGTCCGCGCTGCCCTCGTCGTCGGTCGTGACGTAGTTGACCCCGTGCGCCGCGCAGAACCGCCGCAGGCACTCGTGCTGGTGCGCGATGTACCGCCGGCCGTTCTCCGTTGTGCAATCGAGAGTCACGAGTCGTCTCGTTCCTTCGCCTGCCGCAATGCGTCCGCGGAGGACATCGCGCCCTCCTTGTGGCCTATCGACTCCCGATACTCCCGCATCAGCGCCGCGACCTCGGGAAACGTAAACGAGATCGCCTTGAGGTCTTGCTGCCAACGCCAATGCGCCGCCTGCCGCGTCACGCCCTTTGCCGCGACCTGCTCCTCGTAACTCGCGAGAAGCGCGCCCGTGTTGCCGGAGCCGAACTGCAAGACCATCCGAAACGCGCCCTTGCTCAAATCCGCAAGCGTCGCCATCCGGCGTACGAGGTCCGCGGCCGAGTCGAGCTTCTGCTCCTCGATCTCGAGCAGCCGCTCGCAGACTTCGGCCAGCACCTTCGCGGAATCGCTCGCTCCGTCGTACCGGTTCCGGTGGACCGGCGTCTGGTTTAGCGTATATGTTACCACGGTCAGAGTCCGCGCAGCGGATCGTGGATTAGTCCCTCGTCGGCCTCCGAAATCGACACGCCCTCGATGCCCTCGAGCGGCAGCGTCCCCATCTGCTCCCGCTGCTGAATCGCGAGCATCACTCGCCGCAGTCGCTTCTTTCGTTCGCTTACCTCCTGCACCATTGATTTCTGATGCCCCTCGAGCGTTTGGATCGCTCGGCCCGCTCGAGCTTGCAGCCGGAGCGCCTCTAGTTCCCGCCGTTCGTTGTTATCGGTTGCCACTTCATTGTCCTCTGCCGGCCACGCTTGTGCAGTTGCGCGTTGAGTCGTTGATGCTTCGCCCACGCGTGAGCCGAGATGTTTTTCGGTTTGGTTGTCGTTGATCCGCGCACGCGAGCCTAATTCGGCCCAGTATGCCGACTGTCAAGACGCAAAACAGGCGAGGACTCACGCGGTGCAAGCCCGAGCTGCTCGTCGATCTCGTCGAGCTTGTTTTCCAGTTCGATGCGTCGCCGCAACAGCCACGCGATCTCCTTCGAGATTTCCGCGTGCTGCCGCAGTATAAGCCGCGCCTTGCGGTGGAGCCACTCGTTGTCGTTGTCGTTTGTTGGTCTCATTGTTTGATCTGCTCGAAGCGCGTGATTGCGCGTCGGAAGTAGGTCCGCACCGATCCGGTGCCGTCGTCGCGTCCCTTCGCTTGGATCGCCTTGACGAAGAACCGCGGACAATCGTCCGCGAGCGAGTCCTCCGGCTGCTTCGTGTTCGTGATCGGGTCCGCGTCCGGCCGGTGGAGCAGGATGACCTTGTCGGCGTCCTGCTCGATGTCGCCGCTCTCGCGCAGGTCGTGCAGCGCCGGCTCGCGCCCATCCCGTGCCGATTCACGGTTGAGCTGCGAGAGCACGAGGACGATGCACCGCTGGTCGAGTGCGAACGCCTTGAGCGCCCGCGAGGCTCGTCCGACTGACTGGGCGCGGTTCTCGCCCTTCGCCGGCACACAGTCCGGCAGAAGCTGGAGATAATCGACGACCACGAGCCGGACCGGCGTCCCGCGGGCCTTCAGCACCTCGGCGCGGGAGCGGATCGCCGCGAGCGAGACGTTCGATGCCGCCAGCACGTCGATCTGCTTTGTGCGGACCTTCACGAGCGCGTCGCGGAACTCGCGCACGTCATCGGCGTGCGTCTTCGGCCCGATGCTCGACGCGCAGAGACCGGAGAGCGTCTGCGCCATATTGAGCGCGAGCGACTTCCCGACGACCTCGAGCGAACAGAAAAGCACCTGCTGCTGGAGATTGACCGCGGCGTGCAGCGCGATCTGCCGAGCGAGCGAGGACTTGCCGACGCTCGGACGCGCCGCGAGGACAACGACCTGCCCGTTTCGCATCGGACCGAGGAAGCGGTCGAAGTCGGAAAGCCCGAACGAAAGCGCGTCGGCGTCGTCCTGCGGTTTCCGCGGGTCCGTGCGGGCCTCGAGGAACTTCAGCGCCGCATCGACCGAGGCGCCCCACGTCTCGGCCTCCTCGCGTGCGTCGAGGTCCATAATCTTGCGCGCCGCGTCCTCGAGCACGTCCTCGGCCGGAGCCTGCGACGATGCGTCCTCCGCGATATTGGCCGAGGTCTTGAGGAGCGACCGCTTGAGCGCGAAGTCGCGGACCTTCTTCGCGAAGAGCTTCGTGTTGAGAGTCGTCGGCGAGTATTGCGTGAGCTGCACGAGCATCGGGACGCCGCCGAGGGCTTCGAGGCGATCACCGAGCGCGCAATGCACCGTCGCCGCGTCGATGGAGTATCCGTCGAAGACGAGCGACGTGATCGTGCGCCAGACCTCCGCGTGCCGCGGGTCGTAGAAGCTGTCGGCGTTGATTCCGAGCCGCATTGCATCCGAGACGACCTGCGGGCCGTCGATGAACGCGCACGAGATCAGGAACCGCTCGGCTTCGAGGTCGTGAGGTTCGGTGCTCATTCGTTTGGGTCGTCGGCCAACAGATCGGCGCAGACCTCCGCGGCTCCGGCAAGCGCGGCCTCGTGGGCGGCTTTCTCGCGGGCGAGGCGGGCTTGGTAGTCGCGTTCCTTCTGGGCTTCGATCTCATCGCGGCGCTTGAAGTAGTCGTTGCCGTACATCTCGCGAGGCGCGGCCTTACTGTTCCGCGCCCAAGTGCTCGGGTCGTCCTCGAACCGTCCGTCATTGAGCCACGTCGCCGGATGCGGAACGAACTGCTTGTCCTCGTCGGACCAGAGCGCCACGGCGGCGGCGTAGGCTGCGGAGGCGGTGACTGCAGCGTCCTTGTCGGTGAGCTTGTCGAAAGCTCGTCGTGCCGCTCCTTTCGCGACCTTGCGCGGATACGCTGACCAGAACGCATCGAACACGGGGTCGGCCTCTTTCCCCTTCCCCTTATCCTTATCCTTATCCTTATCCTTATCCTTCCCTTCGTGCAACGCTTCGTTCGACGCTTCGCGCTGCGCTTCGTTACACGCTTCGTGTGCCGCTACGCGCTCCGCTTCGTGTTGAGCATCGTGTTCTGGTTCGTGCAACGCTTCGCTTGAAGCTTTGTTTCGAGGCTTAAACCCATTCGCTCGGCAAGCCGCTAACTTCGCGTCGCTCCTGCTCTTACCTCCTTGAGACCCTATGCCTCGATTGAACCGGACCTTTTCCTCGCTTCGCAGCGGGTAATTCCAGATCAGCAGGTCGTCGCCGTCCCAAACTAAAAGCGGAGCCGAGTGATTGACCTCCTCGAGCGTTACGCCGCACATCTGCTGCCATTGTCGGTCTTTCCAAGTTTTCGCGCCTTGAAGTCGTCCTCCGTTTTCTTGCTCCGAGCAGTAAATCAAGACCGAGAACCAAGTTGCCCGCGCAATCGGGTCGCAGCCGATGAAGACCGGAGACCGAACCTCCGGCGTGTAAATGTTGATCCAGTTCATAACAACAAAGACCCCCTCGCACGCGTGCGTGTGACAGGAGATTCCCAGAGGGAATCATCGCCCGCGCCGAGGGGGAAGTGCTTGGTGTTATCTTGCATTGAGGTTGCCTGTCACGGCCTCCTTGCCCCTCACCGAACCAAACGGTTCGCGTGAGTAAAGCTCAATTTACCAGTCGGTCATCGCCTCGATCCGCACCGCGCACCCGCCCTCCTCGCCGGCCTGCGCCCAAAACTTCTCGACGACGAGAATGACGACCTGCGAGTCGTCGCGCCAGATCAGCGCGAGGTCCGTGATCTGGTCGAGCACGAGCTTCGCGAGGTTGTCGCAGTCGGGCCGGCTGATATGCCAGAGCGGCGACTTCGCCTTGAGCAATCCCGCCGTTGAGAGATGCGACTTCGGCCTGCGGAACGTGAACGTGAGTGTGACCTTAAACGGTACGTCGTCGAGTCGCTGCGGAAAAGCCCGCATCGCATCGGCTCGTACCGCCATTCGCACGGCGCGTTTCCAGTCGTCGGCCACGTCCGAGTCGTAAACTCTTGCGACGAAGTTTGCGCCCATCCTGCGAGCGTATGCCCGCGGTCGCGGCTGACCCTTCGGGTCGCCGGTGATTGTAAACTCAAATGGGATCACGGCTCCTCCTTCTCGAGCGCGGCCTCGGTGCGCTGGATCAGCTCCGCGTCGCGCAGCGCCTTGAGGTGGGTCTTCGTGATGATCTCAAGGTCGGAGAGAATCCCGAGCAGCTCCTCGCGGTCGAGTTTGAGTCGTGCGATTTCCATCCGCAGTTGGCGTTCGGTGTCGTTCATTGTTCGAGCACCTGCCTTTTTGTTTTCTGCGCAATGAAGTAGCGCCATCCCGCGTCGATGTCTTTGCGGAGTTGCGCCATCTCTCGCGGCGTGTCGATTTCTTTGCGGCCCGTGCGGTACGCATCGTACTTCGACCACCGTGCTTGCTTCTGCGTTTCGGTTTTCACTTCGCACCTCCGCGGTTGCGTTGTTCGTACCGCTGACGACGCAACTGCTCGCGCTCCTCCGCGGTGATGAACTCCTTGCGGAAACCCAGCTCCTTGATCGTTCCGTAGGTGTAGCCGAGGTTGAGGTTCAGCTTCACGGCGATCGCCTTCACGTCGTACATTTCTTGTACTAGTTCGCATACGCGGGCTTTTATGTTTTCGCGTTCAGCGCGACTTCTTTTTGAATTGTCCATTTGAGTCTCGTCTCTGCTTGTCGCGTTCCACGCGAGCGAAGAAGTCGTCCATCCATTGTTTGTCGCGTCCGAGCTTCTCGCCCTGCTCGCGGCCGGTCATCCAGCCGTACATCATACCGATGGCAAACGAGAGCAGCGCGATGATTGCAATCGAGGTCCAGTTCACGCGGCACCTCCTTTCCCATACCACGTCGGCACCGCGATCTCGCGCAGCGTCGGCTCGATGTTCGGCCATTCTCCCGTGTCGCGGCACCGCTTGAGCCGGCGCAGGTCATCGAGGGTCTCGTCCTGTCCGAGCGAAGCCGCAGCGTCGGAGATACGATAGACCGCAACGCCGAACGGCTGGACCTTCTCGACCGCGACGAAGAAAAAGTCGAACACCGGCTTACCCAGCAACTCGGTCACGAGCGGCAGATAGAATCCCGCTTGCCGGTGGTATCCGTACCGAAAAACGGCCTTGTCGAACGACGCGAAGTCATCGCCGTTGAGGCTCTCGACCGTCTTCAAGTCCACGACGTACGGACGCCCGCTCGAGAGTCCGCAGCCGAACTCGTTGAACCAGTCGGTCCGACATTGCAGCGCCATCTCGCCCGCGGTGCGCCACGTCAGCTCCGGCTTCCCGTGCGCGAAGAGTTCGTCGGCGAGCGGATGCTGCCGGACGGCGTCGGTCATCGCGATGACCTGCGCGGCCTCGTCGGTGTCGATGATGACCTTGCCGGCGTTGTCGGCCTCGAAGGCGGCGAACTTCTCCTTGCCGTCTTTTGTACGCCGGTCGATTCCCTCCGGCCGGATCGCGTAGCGCGTCGGCATCTCCTCCGGTTCGAGGACCGAGCAATGCACCGCGGACCCGATGCGGAACGCGGCCGTCGGTTCGTCGGAGGTGATCTCCTTCGTGACGTGCTTGCGATAATACAGCGCGGGCCGACGACGAAACGTCTCGAGCTTCGAGTGGCTGATCGCGCTGTTTGCGTGGTAAACGTGCGACGGTTCAACGATCACGGCGCACCTCCTTCGAGTCCGAGCTTCGACTGAAGCGGGTCCAGCTCGGCCTCCGACTCGTCCTTGAAGGCAACCGTCCAGCGAATCTTCACGCGGACCTTCGGTGCCATCGCGAGCGCGTCCCACTCGACCGCAAACGATGCCTTTGCCACCGGCTCGGATTGGTTTTCGTCCTCGACGAACGAATCCTGCGCGGCCTTGCCGACCGCAACGAAGTGCGTCTCGAGGAGACCGCGGAACTGCTCGGTTGCGGCGGCAATGATCGCCTGCCGCTTTACGTCGTTGTCGTTCATTGCGCACCTCTGATCTTGCTGGTCAACCCACCGGAGACCTTGTCGGCGAGCGGAGTGACGTTGATCGGCTCGACTGGAATGTCGCGAGCCTCCTCGACGGTGCGGAGACCTTTCAGCACGTCACCGAACAGGTCGCGCAGGACGTAGCCGCGGGCGCGGAAGCGAAGCATCCGCTTCGGATAATCGCTCCACGGTCCGGCTTTACCCCAGAGCTTCGCCCGCTTCGCGTCTGCGACGGTGAAGGATTCGATGGCCGCTTGATCGCCCTTGCGCGCTGCCGTCACGCGGTAGCCGTAGGCATCCGAGCCTGCCTCACCGATCTCCTCCTCCTTGTAGGACTCGAGTAGGCCGGAGCTGCGGACGAGTGCGAGCGCCGCGTCGCCGTAGATCGCCGGCCTGCCATTGATGACCGCGGTGTTTTGGAGCGCGGCCATCGGGGTGAGTCCGAGTTCCGCGCCGAGCTGGATCGCGACGAGGACGGCCTCGGGCTTCTCCATTCCTTTCGGTGCGAATCCGCTGACGCAGATCGCGTTCGCGAATCGGAAGGCTTCCTCGAGGCTCGCGAGTTGGACTCCCTGATTGCCGAAGCTGATCGGGGACTTCTTGTGTTGCACGACCTCGGTCGAGGCCGGAGTTTTTACGTCTGCGGTTTCCATAGTTCGTTGTCGTCTGTTCGTTGTTGTTGTCGTGAACCCCGCTGGTTTAGGCCGGCGGGGTTTTCACGTTTAGAAGTTCACGTCGGTGTCGTCGAGCGAGGTCGAGGCATCGACTCGGGCTTGCGGAGCGGAGGCGGTAAGCGTGCCGCGCTTCTGGTGGAGGTAGGTCCGCGCC